TCTTTTTGTTCGATTTTACGCACTCTTTCTGATTCTTCTATAATAGACTTGTCTTTTCTTTTATTTGTCTTTATACGAACGTTTTTAAAAGTCTTTGTATTTCCGTTTTCATCTGTAAAAGTGCTTATTTCTTTTGCATCGATAGGCTCTAATTCTAATTCATCAGTAAACACATTTACAATAGTTTGTTTTTTCTTTTCTGAAAGGCTATCAATTTTATTAGTTTCCTTTATAGTTTCAATTTCTTTTAGTGCCACATCTATTTTTACAGTTGAGCTACTATCAATTTTAATATCTGATTTGTTTACATTCCGAGCCGAGCAACCTAATAATAAATAAAGGAATAAAACAAATACTACAATTAAATAAGAATGTTTTTCGATAAAGTTTAATTTTGTTTTCATTTGTTTGCTAAATAATAAAATAATGATATTACTTTTGTTCTTAAGACTTCATAAAATACCCAAATCAAAATATACTTCATTTTTCTTTTAGTTTTTGAGGAGGCTTCTTTAATTTAACCTCTGACTGCATTCTTACTCTTACATAATAATACCCTATTTTATGCCATTCTCTACCATATTTGTCGAAGTAAACTCTTTCAAATAGTTTGAGATACATTAATCGAATACTTTTACAAAAAGAACATTATGATTTGTTCTTTTTCGTAGCATCACTTGACCTCCATTGCTATCGTTTCCTATTGCTGTATTTCCCTCAACTGAATGAAATGTTTTACCTTTCTCCAACCACATTACAAATATGCCTGTATGGTCATATCTTCCATCGCCATTCCAATCAAAAAAAACAATATCGCCTGGATTAGGCTCTTTAACTATTCGTTTATTCTTTTTAAAGTAAGCTACAGCAGTTTGACAACCTGCAAAGCCTTTCGAGTAACCGATATTAGGTAACGGTTTACCACGCATTGCATAACACCAAGAAACAAACATTCCGCACCAAGCTAAACCATTTAACTGAAACCAAGCACCGTACTTTGTTTTATTACTATTTTTAGGACTTTCAGTAGTTCCTATTTCTGCTGTGGCTATTTCTACTATTTTACTCATAATATATCGTTATTAACTACCGTTGTAGTATTAATATTATTATCGCTATTAATTTTAATTTGCTGTTGTAAATCTATTCCTAAACAAGCTCCAGCAAATCCTAGAAAACCAATTACAACAAATTCCTTTACTTCAAAATTATGGTATAAAGTAGGCACAAAAACATAAACAATCATAGAATGAAAACAAGCAAAAGCCATAACTCTTTTATGCGCCCATTTTCCATTAATCTTTAATGTATCGTTTATCAATTTCACTTGTTACGCTCTTTTTTATACAAAGTTTTTTCATCTCTATTTGGTACAACTACACTGTTAAATAAATAAGTGCTAAACATTCCGATTAAAAAGATAAAGACTGGTTTTACAACTGAATTAAGGTATCTATTTTCAGCTTTTTCAAGTTCCATAGCACGAACTCTTTCAGGTAAATTATCGACTTTGTTTAATATAATTTTTAAGGTAGTGTTTATATCAACCATACCTATATTTATATCATCTAACCGTTTCTTAAACTCCTTTTCGTGTCTGTCTAATGATTGTATATCTTTATCTAGTTGCATGAATTTAACTGCTAATTCTTTATCGGTCATTTTGCTAAGTCTATTAATTGTGGTATTTTTATGTAAATGTATTATTTTTTTAGTTGAGTATAGATTTCTTTACCTATAAAAAATAAAATCAACGCAATATTTATATAAAATATATTATTATTACTCAAAAAAATTAAACAAAGACTAGAACCTAAACAACCCCCAACACCACTCCAACGAATATCATTCCAATCTGTTTTACCTTCAAAGAATTTACTTTGTAACCATTCCCAAAAGAAACCCATACAAAAAGTAATAAAAGTTATAGCATAAATCCCTGCTATTTTATTAATTAATGAATATTTGTTAAAGTCTGTTAGGCTTGTTAAATTGTAGCCTATGCAATACCCAACTATTAAATGTAGGTAGTATCGTGATGTAATAAATTTGCTCATAATTTGTAAATATTAATTGGTAATTCGTTTTTAAAAGTTCCTTTTATTTTATGCCTTAATACATTTAAGAAAGTTAGTCGCATTAATAACCAACGTTCAATTATTATTTTAGGTTTGTAATTTAATGCTATCATAACGCACATAAATTCGTTATCTATTTCTTTTCCTACATACCCCTTACTATTTCGCCAATCGTGTATAAATGCACCTACTTCAAATATTGTAATTGGATTTCGTTCCTTTAAAAAAGTAGCTCCATCGTAGCTAAATTTATGCATTATAAAATCAATCCAAGCATTTGCAAACAGTTCTTTTATTGGGTGTAATTTAGGCAATAATTTCAATTCTTGAATCATAAAGTTATGCCCAGCCCTTAACTGGTCCTCACTAAACTCATTGAAATATTTACCTATACTAATTCCCATTGTTCGCCCCTTACTGCTTCTAAATTATTTATTAGCAAATGACCTAACTGTGTGTATTTTTTTCTTCTAAAAGCACCTGTTTCAGTTATAGTGTACATCAAATCTAAATTATCAGTTAATGTATCAGCTTCAATAAAAGTCATAACTCTTGAATGATTACGAACTGTTTGCCTAGTAAAAAAGTTTTCTAATACTACGCCACCATTTCCATCGGGTACTTCCATACTATAAGGAATTTCAATCCATTCTTCAATGCTTAAAGTATAAGTTTCAGCATCGTCATTTCTTGAAGTGTTTGTAATTTTAGCAAATACAATCGATGTTAATGATGGATTTACTAAGTCATAAGCTACTGCGGTTGTTGTTTTTATCATAGTTTCTTTTTTTTTAAACTTGTCTTCCTAATGTTGTTTGAAATTGTTGTATTTCGTTGTATAAATTTGCTGTTTCTGTATCGCTCAATCCGTCGCCTATTGTTGCAAATGCACATTCACGTATTGAATGATTTAAATAACTTATTACTGATAAATTTCTGTATTTTAATGCACCAATTACAGGTGAAATTAAAGCCATACTGCCTGAAACTAATGTTTGCGTTGCTTTTAAAACAGAATTTCTATATAATTTTAATGAAGTACTTGAAGTCCTTGAAATTAAAAGTAAACCTAAACTATTAACTTCTGGCGTAAAAACAACTCGTCTTGCGTCTGTATTTTGAATATATCCAATAGTACTTGTTAATGTATTATAAAAATTTAAAAACATTGTTTTAACAGTTCCCCCTTGGTCATCTTGAACTCCAAAATCACATTTTGCTACTGCTACACTGTTTGTCCGTGAATAAAAAGATAAATGAGAATTATTGTTTATTAAATATGTTGATGGAACGCAAAAAGTTTCTGCATATCCCGTTGTACCATTTGGCGTCATTCCATTTGCTGAATGTGTCCAACCTCCAACAAATGATAATCTAAAAGCTACGTCTAAATCTCTCGGGTCTTTTAAATTAAATTTATGCGCTGTTGCATTACCTCCTACTATTGGATACATAGCTTTCATTTTTGACCAAATACCAAAGTTTTTTAAATTAATAACTAAAGTATTAATTGCGTTTTTTTGATTATTATCTGTTATGCTTGCTGCTGAAATAAATGCCAATGCATCTGCATCAAAACTCATTATTAAATGTCTATAATAACTCATATTTTTACGCTTTTACTATCCAATATTCAACTCTTGCACCGTCTGTCCATTCTGCAAATATAATATTTGCTACACTTGGAGTATATGTTCCACTTCCTATTAGCACCCAACCGCTTAGTGATGAAACTGGATTCGTAGCGTGATTTACATAAATTTTCTGAACAACCCCTTTTTTAGCACCTGTTAAATTAGAAGTTAGAGCTGCAGTTGTTGGAGCTGCAAAATTAAAAAATATTTTAGGTACGTCAAAAGTAATTTCAGCTACAAAAGTTGCTACTGCATAAGGTTGTAAAGTACTTAAATCTTGGTCGCCTGTATTTGTACCACTTGTGTTGCCTATTACTACTAATTCAGCATCGCTAACATAGTTTTTATCAGTAGCTTCTGAAATATCCGCTGTATCTAAAACTACAACTCCTGTTTGACCGTTTACAGAATCTACTCCAGTTGGAAAAGTAGTTATCACTTCTGATAAATGACTATTTTCAGTATGCATAGTTATTGTTTTACTGCTATTAATAACGTAAAACCTAACCGCAAGCCTATCAGTAGCAAGCAATACCGTATAAGGTACTGCTAACGCTGAAAAATATAAATCAATTGATGTACCACCCGTAATATATTCTGGAGTTGCTGAATTTGATGCTAATAATGTTAATGTAGCTCCATCGTATTTATACAATTCAATATAAAATCTAGGACTACCCCCGTTTGAATTAGCACTAAAATATGTTTCAAAATTCCAATTTCCTGCTGGTATTATTAACCTATTTGGGTCTGCAACATCTGTTAAAAACTGTGCAATATATCCGTTGGCACTTATAGAAAAATCTGTTCCTGTTCCAATTACAGGAACGCTATTCATTTCTTTATAATCATTTCCGCCTATAGTAGCTTGACTTACACTACCATTTAAGTAATATACAAATGAACCATTACCACCTCCTGAAATAATTTGCAACTCCCAAACCGCTGCTGCGCTTGTAGCATCTTTACAAATATAAAGATCCCCATTATCTAATATCCAACGTGAACCAACTACAAAGCCTTTTGTACTATCGTCAGTTGCCGTTGGTGTAATTGCAAAGTTATATTTAGTTTCACGAACTGTAAATCCGTCTTGTTCTAATACATAAACACTACCAGCTTCCCATTTGTACTCATAATCAATTGAACATTTTAAAGCTATTCCTTTTGCACCGCCTGTACCAGCATCAGTAACTCCTTTTATTAAACGTGAACCGTTGTCCATAAATACACCATCACCATCAGAAACTAATATATCTTCGCCATCGGTTTCATTTCCTAGCACTAAAGTTTCTGCTAATGTTTGTGAACCACCGCCACCGCCTGTAGCACTTACAATAGGATTTAAAGGATCGGTATTATCAACTGTTACATTTGTTCCTGCAACAACTGATTGTACTCCACTACCACCACCACTAATAATATAAGGTGTATAATTTAAAGCAACTAATCTTAATCTTAACTCCTCTACATTTGCAAAAGTTTCATTTACATTTGCTCCTGTTTCATCTACAACAATAATATCAACTATTCCAACTGATATATTAGGCACGTTTGCACCATTTCGCATTGATATAGAGAATGTTTGTGAAGCATAATCTAAAACAACATCAAAATCACTTAAATTAACAACCTTGCTATTGTTATTATAAGTGTGCCAAAAGTTGTTAGAACCTTTCTTAGTTATTTTAAAAGTCATTATTTCACTATTTTAATTGTATAATTGCCACTTGCTGGATTTAAAGCACCTCCTGTATGATTATGAATTATAAAACTTACTTCATCTACATCAGTAACTAAAGGTTGACCTACTACTAAATCTAAAGTTATTAATTCTATTGGGTATGTAAATCCTGATATAAAATCTCCTACAACTGCTCCTGTAACAGTCATTACAACTGTATGACTAGAATTACTTGCTATACTAGGAACATCGATTGTTTCTGTTACGTTAATCGTTGTTATTGTTTCCTCAACTTCTCTATAAACAGGCAACATTCCTAATTGTCTGTCATCATACATTAAACTCATTCCGTCAATGTATAATTGAGAACTTGTTGCATTGCTTTGCGCTGAAAACCCGAAATCTAAAACAGAAGCTCCATCTACATAAATTATTTGAGTATAAGCTACCCAAATATCATCTAATCCATCGGCACTATCTAAAGTTTGTTCAATTATGTAATCAGGATAAAGCACTCCATTTATATAAACATTTACTTTTAAATTCATTATAGAATCAGCACCTGTTTTTAAAACTCTATAACTTAAAATATAAAAGCCTGCTGTTAATATTGGAAGTTCAAAATCTGAATTTCCTCTGTTAAATACAATTTCGCCTGTTCCTGTAAAAGAAACTCTTAATGCTCTTTCGCCAGCATATTTTTTTTGATTAGTGTTTACTACAATTCCATTTGCGCCACCACTTGCTATATTCCAAGTAAAAATATCGTTAAAATTAGCACAAATAGGTAAAATATTCTCTGCGTATTTTGGCGATTCTTCTGTTTGTTTTATTGATAGTGTACTCATAATTAATCTTGTGTTAGATAAAATTTATAATCAAAGTCGTAAATTTGATCAGAAGCAATAGGGCTATTCATAAATAATCCTGAATTACTTAATGATAGTTGAATAAAATTTGAACGATTGATAGCATTAAAAGATATAATGCTTTCTGTTGATTTGAATTTATATTGATTTTCTTTCCAAGTAAAAACACTTTGTGCATTTTGAAATGCGGTAGTTGAGTTTTCTATTGAACCTTTAATATGGCAAACATTACCTGACTTATGAATATTAACATCGTATAATAAAATAGCTCCAGACTTTGTAGTATATATTTGACTAGCACTTGAATCTGCTACTGAATTTTGATATAATTCATCTACTACGGCACTCATACTAGAACGGTGCTTTGCTTGTGTAATAATTGCGGTTATAAAACCGTTTATTGTTGCTAATAATCCTGCTTTTGTTGCCATATTAATCTATTAAAAATTCATTATTATATTCTGTACTTTCGTACTCCCCATCTACTATGCTAAAAGTCCAAGTACTAGGATTTGTTATTCCTTTATAAACTTGAACTCCACTTTTAAATAATCCCTCTGTAAAAGTAATAAAATAATCGCCATTGTCAGGAAATAAATTTCTAATATCAATTGTAAATACATTATTTACAACTTCTATACTACTTTCAGTAAAAGTTAAAAATAAGGCATTGTCTTTATATACTTTAAGATTTCCAACTCCTAAAGTAATATTTCTATTAAATGTACCTGATATTTGATTAGGAAAATTCATTATAAAGTTACTTCTGTATAAACTGCATAAATTGTAATATTACCATCTCCATCATTATAAGTTCCTGAAGATAATCCTATGTTTATATCTTCTTCTCCTGAAAAAAACTGCATATCTAATTGAGCATAATGAATGTATTGATATTTTCTGCTTGCAGTAGCTCCCACAAAAGGCTGAAATATAGTTCCTATTTGACCATAGCTTCCATAATATAAAGCTAAATTTCCAGTACCTGTTTTAGTATAAGCTACTGTTCCAAAATCATAATCAATAATATAACTACTTAAATATTTAATTTTACCAGCTTCTCCTGTTATAATTTTTATTTTAGTAGTATGTAAGTCTAATATTTCAGAAGAAAAAATAAGTGTTTTTTGCATTTTTATAACTTGAGTTCCACCACCGCCAACAACTAAATCTCCAATTCCTAAAATAGTACTTCCATTAATAGTTTTAATATTAGTGCCACTTACTAATGTAGCTTGTTTTAAATCTAAAACAGCTTTTAATTTTACAGGAGTTACAATTTTTGTACCATTTGTTCCTGCTCCTACTTCAACAGTTGATGCTAACTGTGCTATTCCTTTTGTTGATTCTGTTGCATCAGGAATACCAGCAATCTGCTCTGTTGTATAATCAATAGTATCTTTCATTCTGCTACCTACTTCCGTTGGAGTAATTGCAAAATCTACTGTTTCATTTGTAATCTGCGTATCGATTAACGCTTTTAATGTTGTTGGATTTATTGGCATAATTTCTAGTTTTTAATATCCGAATACATCGGAAAATTTATTATTAAATATTTTGTTTTGTGGAGGATTAGTTCCAAATGGCAATGCAAATGTAGTGCTAAACGTTCTATTTGGAATATAAGGTATTTGACTTGTATAAATCCCCTCTGGAGATTTCGATATTAACATTAAGTCAGGGAATAATTGATTCGAATATGTAAACTTTTGATTTTGTTTATTAATCACAAACTCCCCACCCATAAAGTTAGTATCTCCTTTACGCTCATCTACTTTATAATCATTTACTACTACTCTTTCGTTATTCAAATAAACTATCGCATGTGAAAACAATACCTCTAACCTATCATTTACAAAGTAATCTAAAGATTCAATTAAATAACTTCTTAAAAAGCTAACAATGTTTCTATAATTTACTTTAAGTCCTTGCGATGTTACATATTGCTTTAATTCCTTTGTATTTACCGCATTATTATCATAGCAATTAGAAATTCTTATACTTTGGTAAAATGGTGCTAAATCGTAGCTTATTCCGAATATTTTAGTAGGATTGTAATAATCAAATCTACTTGAAACATTAGTCATATAATAAGTAACTAAAAAGCTATTTGAATACCAAACATTAAAGTTTGTATTATCTGTAATCTTTAAATGTAAAGGCTTAGTCCAAAAATCAGTACCAAAATACCCAAACTCAAATATCATTTGTTGATTTCCGTTACTATCTGTAACAGTTGTATAAAAGAAATTATCGTCAATATTTAAAACAAATCTATTGCAATTATCTACTAATTCTACAGTTATTCCTCCTACAAAAGAAATTCCATCAGATGTATTTGTTATCTGTAAAAACGTTTCATCAGGTCTTTGCGTAATAAATCCTTTATATTTTAAAGTAGAAATAGCAGGACTATCAGCATTTAATGCACTAGCAAAATCATTCTTGTATAATTTTATAAAACTAAAGTCCTCCATTTACAAACTAATTAGTGCATTTATTAAATCTTCTTTACTACTGTAAATCAAACCGTTCAAATTTACAAAATTATACTTATAAAAATTACTTAACGGTCTATTTTTATTATCATACAATTTTATGTACTCATTTTCAAACTTCCACCACTCTGAATTACCTTGTAAATTATAAGGTGCATCATTGACTTTTAGTATTCCATTATCATAAACTAACATTAAATATTCTGTTTCGTAAAGTTCCTCTATTGTCAATTTTAAACTATTATTACTCCAATTTTGATTAAGACTTTTTACAAAACCTTTTATTACTCTACCATTGCTATCAAAAGTTCTTATAAAACCTCTATTGTTTCTATAAGTATCTAAATAAGCTAATATATCTTGAAACTCGGCATAAGCTGTTAAGTTGTAAACTTTTGGTGTAATATAAGGTTGTGGCAAACTATCATAAGTAATAGTAGCATTTTCTATTAATGGTACTGATTCAGTATTTAACTGACTTTTGTAAGTTCCATTAGATTTAAAATAAGAATTTATTATATCTTTTTTTTGATACAATAAACAGCTTTTTAAATAACTTCCAAAGTATTTAAGATTACGCTTAATAGAATACGCTTGATTCATAAATGTACCTTTGCTAAATCCTTGATTTGTTCTTGAAGTTAATAGTACATTAGTATAGAAGTATTTTATATTAATGTACAAATCTCCTGTAACTACTGAAATACCCCCCAAAGGAATTAAAGTTAAAACAGTTGCAGTAATAGTATCAACTGTATAATTACCTATGTTAGATCCTTTGGTTATTTGAAAATTAGAACCTAAACCAATACCCATATTTAACCAGTTTATAGATTGTGTATTTCCTGTATCAGATATGTTTTTATTCAATATTTCTAACCTACCATTAAATAATCTTTGAGTTAATATAATACCAAATTCATTAAAACTACTCGGTGCTAAAACTTCTACATTTACTATACAAACTTTATCATCTTCATCAGTCGATGTACTAGGTTCTCTTGTTTCTAAATCTGTTAATGTTTGTATAGATAAGAAATCACGAATAAACTCAATGCTTAATTCTTTTTTGTTTTCTACTTGTTCATTTTGTAATAAAAACTCGCTATCAGTATGTATTGCTAAAGTTGTATTCCTAGAAGTCCTATCTTGTTCGTATGTTTTATATTTATAAATAATTTTATTAATTGATACTCTTTGGTTTTCGCTAATTGTAAAATCCTCACTAGGAATTATATTAAAATTAGCTACTTCTAAATTCTCATAAAAATCTGATTCGTGTCCAATAAATATTTCTGTTTCATTAGGCTCATAATCGCAATTTACTTCCTCAACTGATTCTAAAGCTGTTTTAGCAGTACAATAGAAATTATCTACATTTTGATTAATCATTCTACGATTAAAAACCATATTGTCATAATGTAAGCCACCTACTTCAAACAATTCTGTTACTATTGGCAAACCGCAAGAAAATAAAGCGGATTGTTTTATTAAGTCAATCCAACGTGATGCTTTTATTACTCGATTTAATGATTTTTCTTCTACTGTAATATCAATGTTATAGCGAGATTGTAAGTTTGTAGCTCGAACTTGACCTCCAATATCAGAACTTAATCTAACTTCAATTTCTAAAACTATAAAAATATATGCTCCAGCAGGCACATAAGGAATTATAAATGTATCATTTACATTATAAGTTTTTTCTTGTCCTTCATCTATTAGGTCATCTAATATTGTAATTAATCCTAATCTATTATCAAAATCTGAACCCCAAAATATTCTAAATCTATTTACTGTGTAACCATCTGCACCACTACCAATAGCAACAACTTCTTGAAACCAAGTAAAATCAGATATTTTAACCCTAACATTAAATAGTTCTTTAGTTGCTTTAATGTATTTAAAATCATTTATGTTTGCATTTTCAACTTCTGACTGAAAAAAGAAACCAGGTAAAAAAGTTAAAGTATCAGCTATTCCATCAGCTATAGGGTCTTTGCAATTATTCCATCTATAATATCGAGTATCTGTGCCTATAGTATCAGCAGCAATAGTTGTTAAATCAAACACATCAGGACTTACCCAATTACTATACTTCTCAATAACACTACCTTTTAATAGTAAGTTTTGAGTAACCATTGGTGTAATGGTTTCTTGCTTTGCGTTTTTAGTTCCAAAAGCATTAAACTTATCATCTAATCTACGTTTTAAATCAGCTACTTTTGTCTTTTGAATTATCTTACAACTTACATAAGTATAACCATCTGTAATATCAGCTTCCGTAAAATCTAACATTCCATAGCTAAATTCTGCACCTGACTTTTTTAAAATGTATTCAACTTTGCTTTCAAATCCGAACTCTCTATAAATTGATAATAGCCATTGCAAACCATAATCTAAATTATTACTACTATCGCCTTGAGGATTTATTATTTGTGGTGTTTGTCTATATTCTCCATAAGCATCAACAAAATCTAACTTATCTAAACTTCCATACTCAATAGACCTTGCATAACGTTTACTGTCTTGTTCTTTTACAAATGTAGCACCGTCAAATCCTATCGGCTCTGCAATTTCATATAAATCAGTTCTGCCTAAAGAAATAAACTTTAAGTAATGTGTAAACTCATTTGTATCTAAAGGATTATTCATTATACTGATTTGCTTACAAAATTAATACGTTTATTTGCAATTTCAACTAATTCGTTTGCTCTTTTTCTTTTTGTAATAATATTAGTTCCATCATTGTAAATCTGTACACTTTCTTTATTATTTATCGAGCTTACTATTCTGTTAATTTGCTCATCAGAAATACCTGTATTATTTACCTCTACTTTTGCGCTAGAAATACCATTATTAGTTAGTATAGAGTTTAAACTATCGTTAAACATTAAAGCTGATTTTTCAGCAGTAAATACTTTATCTCCTTTACTCAAGTAAGTTAACTGCGCTCCTTTATCTGAACCTGTACTTTTAATTTTACCGCTTTTATCAGTTATAATCTCACGACCTTTTTCTTGTGTCCAAGCTAATCCCTCTGGTGCATTATCTGTACCTTTAAAGAATTGTGGAACTTCTTGTGATTGTACTGCTGCTGCTTGTAATGCACCTAATATTCCGATACCTACTGCTAATAAACCTGTGGGGTCTACTTTAAAAGAAGCTACTATTGCTTGTGCTGTATCAATTGCAATATTAAACAATGCTATTTTCTTTTTATCTTGTGCTTCTTTATTTGCTATTTGTCGCTTTTTTTCTTCATATTGTTTTTGTACTTCTTCTTGAGCAGCAACATTTTCTCCAGCAAAAGCAATAGCTACATCTTTTTCTTTTTCTAGTCTTGCATATTCTTCATCGTAATTTTTTGCAGATAGTTGAGCAATAAAATTAAATGCTTCTTGTGCTGATTCTGATATAGCTAAAAATGTAGCTTGGAATTTTTCAACTGATCCATCGGCTAATCCATCTAGTTTATCAAACATTGTCTTTCCATCTTCATCCATTCTAAAAAAGAAATCAAAAGTTTCTGAAAACCCTGAATTACTAGCAAACTCTTGTGCAAAACTTTGAATATAGTTTCTAAATTCATCTATTAGCTTTTTTTGTAATTCAGCTAAATTCTTTACTTTTTCCTCATGTTCTTTTAAAGCTTCTTTTTGTTCATCGGTCATTTTATACATATCCCCAAATATATCTTTAGGTATATCTTCTCCCATAGCTTTAAAGAAATCTTTATTTATTTTGTCTAATCTACCTACGTGGTTTTCAGCAATATTTTCTGCTTCTGTATAATATTCATTTTGAGCAATAATATCTCCGCCAACTGTAGGTGCTACTCCTAATGCCACATTTCCTTTTGCAATTCTTTTCTTTTCTGTAGCAACCATTTGCGCTAAAGCAAGTTCAAGTTTTGCTAATTTTAAAGATAATTCATATTTTCTTTTTGCACCATTTTCAAAATAATCTAATTCATCTTTATTTAAAGCTTCTACAATTTCAAAATCGTCTTTAGTTATTTCAATTAATCTTTTGGCATTTGAAACTTCTAAATCATATTTATCTTTTAATAATTTTTCATCGGCTTGTGCTTTTTCTTTAGCTGCTTTTTTTTGAGCTGCAATTTTTTTAGCTGTTTCTCCATCTGTATCTAATTCTTTCTCTTGCTTAGATTTATCTAATTCTTTTCTTAAAATTAATTCTCTTAAAGTTTCATTGTACTTTAATTTAGTAGTATTTTCTTCTACTATTTTATTATTGTCTTTAATGTATTTATTTAAATCAAGCCATCCTTCTGATTGAGGAACTAACTTATCTCTTTTTTCTATTGCTTGAAGTGAAAAGAATGAAACTTCTGCATTTCTAGCTTTTAACGCTACTATTTCATCGTTTAATTTTTTTACAGTATCTACTTTATCTATATCTAATAATTTATTTTCTTTTTCTATATTAGCATCTAATAATTTTAATTTTTCCTTAGATAAAACTATTGCCTCTTGCGCTCTTGTTTTAGCACTACCTGTTAGTTTTTCTTCAATTTTTTCTAATCTATTTAATCTAAATAATTCTTTATCTCTTTCCTCGTTTGCCTTTTTTAATGCCGATTGCATTTCTTCGTAATCAGAAATAGCTTGTTTTACTGCTTTTGCTTTTTTAGTTGTATTATTATCTTCTATCCCAAATAGATTTTTAGTAGCTTGACTTAAAACATTTGTAGCATAAATAACTCCGTTCAAAGATAAAGTCCATAAATCTAAAGTTTTTATAAGAATATTAACAATAAATCCATTGCCTTCTGTTGTTGTTCTAATTAAATTTGTCCAACTATTAGATAATCTTTCTTGTGCAGCTATAATTGTATCAATTCTTTCTACATTCTCTATTCCGTATGCTTTTTCTAATGCTTTTGCAAATTTTGGTAATGCTACTTCTGAAAGAATATTTCCAGCTTTCATCATTTCCATCATTTTCTTTTCAGTAACACCCAATGCAGTTGCCATAATATTAAATGCACCAGGTAAAGCATTACCTAACTGTTTCTTTAATTCCTCTGCTTGAACAGTACCCTTAGACATCATTTGTTGCAATGCTAAAAACGCACTGTTTTGTGCATCTACTGACAATCCCATTGCTGCACCTGCCTTAGAAATACTTTTAAATATATCTCTAATTTGATCTGCACTTAATTTATCTTTTGCTGCTACATAAAATTGTGTAAACTGCTCTTGAAGTCCTTTTATTTCAATACCAAAATCTTCTGAAACTTTTGAAAGAAAGTTCATGTTTTCTTGGTAAATCAATTGAGTTCCAGATACGTTCCTTAAAGCCATATCTAATGACTGTAATTCTTTAGTAGTATTAAATATGCTTTTTGCTATATCAACTGCTAAAAATATACCTGTAGATACACCAAATGCACTCATTAATTGAGAAACACCACTTAATGCACTTTTATAATTACCAACATTTTTAGAAAAGTTACCTACTGCTTCATCAGCTTTTTTTACTTTAGCATTTAATATATCAAACTCACGTTGTGCTTTTTTTATTTCTCTATTTGATGCAGTTTCACTAGCAATAAGATTTTGTAAAGTTCTTGCTGCTTCATTTCTACTTCTATTAAGTTTTCCGTAAGCATCATTTAATCTTTGATTTGCTAATGCGCTTCTTTCTGCTGCTTTAGTCGCTCTTTCTTTTGCTACAATACCTCTTTCAACCGATTTTACATAATCATACTCTGATTTTGTTAATTTTTGATTAGCACTTGTTTGATTTTTAGCGTTTGTTTCTATTTGTCTTTGAATATCCGAAACTTTCTTTATAGCTTGTTCTTGTGCTTTTAAATCATCTATTATTTGTTTTGAAGCACTATTTACACCACCTGGTGTTTTGGGTGCTTTAAATCTGTTAATTTGCTCTATTTGTAAAGCTAAAGCATCAACAATTATTTTTGCATCTTCTAATTCCTTTAAAGCATTAGGACTTAAAAACTCTATAAAACCATCATTTGCCATAATTATTTCTTTTGTGATTTAACAATATCTTTTGCTGAATTTTCAATAGCAATATACATCGCTAAGACAATATTGTCCTCGATGTTTCTATTGTGTATGTTGCTCAAACTAACAATTGTTTTATAAAAATCAAATTTTTCTGTTCCTTGTTTTCCAAATGCATTTTCTAATTCTAATGTAGCCATAGTCAAATCGTTTTCTATTATGCCACATTCAACTTGTAATACCCTTAATACTTCATCTCCAAAGTTAGCATCTTTATCAATATAAATGCCACAGCCTTTTTCTAATGCAGTTAATAATTTTAATTTATGCTCGTCAACTACATTCTCATACCATAAAAAATGCATAACTTGGCGTATTGTTTCAATCTTATAGCTTAAAAAATTAACCCTCCAAGTCATTTCTAAGTACATTTTAGCTTTAGGATTGTTCATTTTAACAAAGAAATCATCATAAATAGCACTAAAAATGCTCTCTAAGTCCTCGTTTTCTTCTTCTGCAACTAAAACACTATAGTCTTTGGTGCTTAAAACCTCAAAGAACAGTTTTGCGGGTATATTTTCTATAGAGTTGTACTTTGCCATTTATTGTCCTAATTGTGTCTTAATTGTCTTTATAAAGTCTTTTCTAACGTATTTATTTATAAAGTTATTAAATACATCTTGGTTTAAATCAAATATGTTAGATTTACTATTATTATACTTTGTTTCTAATAAACTAGACTTTCCATCATTAGATTTAAAAATATATCCTTTTCCTTTTTCTATAACTTCAAATGCTCCTATAAAACTACCGCTGTAAATTAAATCTACAAAACCATCTGCTCTAGGATTTAGTAATCGCTTTTCTTCTCTATACCATTTCCAAGCATAAGTTCTACTTTTACCATTGCTATAAATATTCCCTTGCTCGTATTCATCTTTCTTTATAGCAATTAGCTTACTTTCGTTTTCTACTATTCCCTCGTTTACTAGGTTCTTGAGATATACTTCGTTCGCTACTTGGTTCAACCGTTTGCTCATCTCCTTTGCTGATATTCCCATCTTCTACTATTTTAGAAATTGATACTTTTTGTTTTTTATCTCTGCAAGTGAAACAATATTCTTTTCTATTGTGTAATGAAGTTGATAAAAACTCATTAATTAATGAATCATCAAGCTGATTTGTGTTATTTCTTATCCAAGTTATTTGCTCTGAAACACTTAGATTACAAAACCAATCTGCATCACTTCCAAATAATTCTACGTTAAATATAGTCATAATAAATAATTTTAGGTAAAGATATAAAAAAAAGGAGTACAATAATGCACTCCTTTCTTAAAAAATACCTACTAGAGTTTATGCTACTGTTACTACGTTTCCTGTAGTTCCACTATACAATTTGTTACCTACTTTGGCTGTGTTAATAGCTCCATCAGTCAAAGTAACAGTTACTACATCAGCAGCAACCAAAGTTGCAGTTGGAGTAATTGTATATTCTTTTGTTGTTGCATTATAAGTAATTGCACCTACAATTGCATTTACAACACCATTTACAGTAAGTGTAAAATTAGCAGCAGCTAATCCTGTTATAGTAAACAAATCATTCCATTTCCAAGTTGGTTTTACATAAACTTTATTATCAGAAGCATCTGCACGACCTACAATGTTTACATCTGTAATACCGAATATTTCAGAAGTTGGATTGAAATCTAAATCTGTTAAAAGATTTACATACAAATTGTACTCTAATGGATCAATTACTTGAAATTTCAAGATAGTTGAAGCCGAAGTTGTACCATTGTTTTCAGAATATCCATTAGTATTTAACATACCTGTAGATAAACCTTTAATGCTCAATCCATCAGCACTTTCAGCACATTTGATATACCCAGTTTCGTAAGTAATCAATGTATCGTATTGTTGGTATGAGTTGTAAGAATAAGCTATCTTTTGGAACGCTAATCCTTGCTTGTAAGTTGCAGTAAAGTTTGGTTTACCTTGTCTTACTACTTCCATTAATCCTGATTGACTTTCTTGTGTAGTCGCATCTGGAGTTTCTGAAATCATTTCAAAACATCCAACTAAAGGAATAAAATTCCCTAACTGACATTGTTCTTGAACGTATGCTTTGTTAAAAGTATCTGTAGCTTTATTCAAAGACCATCCTTTTGGTACTAAGATTACTCCATTTGGTAATCCTTCAATAGCCTGACATGCTTCAAGTCCGCTACCGTATCTGCTTGTGGTGCAATCTACACCTGTTAATATTGCCATAATTTCTATGTTTTATTTAATTACACGTTTGTACGTTTGTTATTTTTATCGTTGTTTCTAAAAGTATAGCATCCCATTTATCAATAGTAAAATTTTCCTCTCCGTTTCCGTAATTTGGAAACTCGGTAATCGTATAACTATTTGTCCATGTAACACTACCACTTAATCTAAATACATTTTCAATATTCTCTACCAAAGGATATAAAACATTTTCGTAGCTCATCGCCCATCTTTGCTCATTTGTCAAATCTACATTTAAGTTTTGACAAGCTAAAATGAAACTTAACTTTGTTTCACATTCTCCTTTTCCTTGAACACTAGAGTTCGATGTTTGATAAATTAAAGGATATATTGTTCTGGCTTCTTTTGAATATAATTCTAGTTGTTTTAGTAGGTGTAACTTGTTCCCCCATTTGTAAACAGTACTAAAACCATCTATCAAAGGCAAGTCAACAAATAAAGTTTCTAAAAACTTTTCTACAACTATCATAATCCAAAGTAGTTTAAAGGAGTTTTGTTTCTAAAATATGTAATATCATAAACACTATTGTTAGTGCTTAAATACTGATATAAAGTAACTTCATTTCCAATATTCGTATTTCCAAAACTGATAAAAGTTCCATTCCAATTATATGAAACATCTCCGTTATCATTCATACCTCTACCTACATACATCAATATAAACTTGTTCCAAACAGATACTTGTTTTATTCCAGGAGCGTTCATAATTGAATTTTCTGCTTGTGGTATTTGCATACCAGTTGTAGAGTAAGTTTGAAAGTCCATTCCTAAGTAATAAAAGAAAACGTAATAAGCAATTAAGCTAATTTTCTTTGTACCTATTGTGTATCTCAAACCTTTCCAATCATCTTTCCCATCTACTAGATCTTTCCATTTCTGTAAAGCTCCTACTTTCCAATCTCCGTTTGTTTCAAATTGTGCATTTAACTCTTGTAGTTGCTCGTACCCTAAAATATCAAGTAACAATGATTGCTCAATACTTCCAATTTCCTCGTCTAACTGTGTCGTAGCAGTCGGTGATACACTACCTATACTCGGTTGTGCAACTGAATTAGGAATATATAATTCCTTTGTTTGAAAGTATTGAGCATTTATTATCATTACTAATTATCTATTACGGTTGAACTCATTTCTGGCGTTTTCTCTTTAATCTTCACATCCTTAGCTAATTTTGCTAATCCTTTTGCGATTAACTTATCAGCGTGAACTTTATGAAGTAAATAAGTATTGCCATTCAATTCTACTACTTTATAATCCGATGCTTTATCGAATGTAGCAGTTCCTACAATTTTAGTTTCTTCTTCTTTGATACTGAAATTTGACATATATTTAAAGTTTTAAAATTACGGTTTTAATAATGCAGCTCTTACTGTAGCAAGTGTTACTGCCATCGCTCCTGGTAAGTTGTTTTTAGCTACTCTTAAAATAGAATATACTTCTCCAACTGCTGATTTTTGATTTTTAATAAATTGGTCATTGTAAGTACCAAATCTTAAAATAAAATCAGAGTGCATTTCACGATAGATTGAACTATCCATTACAATTGCAGTACCTAAAGTAATTGCATTTGATGAAACAACTCTCATACCATTAATAGAACCATTTTGCATGTAAGGTAATAATCTTGAGTTACCTTGTGTATCTTGTGTAAACATTGTAGTTACAATATCACTTGGGTGCATTAACACTAAGTCAGCATTAAAGTTCATTCCATTGATTACAGATTGACAAGCAATAACAGCTAATCCATTGTCAGGAATAACTAAAGTGTCATCCATTACAGAAGTAGTATAAGCAGTACCATTTGAAACAATAGTTCCAATTAATCCGTTGTTCCAGAATCTTACTACTTTTTCTTCAAACATCATAAGAATTTCATTGTACAACAATTCGTTGTCAACTTCAAATTCTTCTGTCCACTCGATGTGAGCAGCATATTTCTTACGCAAAGTAAGTGTTCTCAAAAATGTATCAGATACTAATGGTTTAGTACCACCTTCTGCTACCAACGCAACAGCTCCCTCAGCAGTAGCTTGCTCGTTTTTGATAATTTGTTGTGGAACTCTTGCAACTTGTCTGTTAGAAATAACATCTAAGATGAAATTCTCTGGGTAACGAATTTTAGAAATTTCGCTTTCAAACTCAAAGTTTTCGTTTAATGGAAACAAAACTCCTGTATCATTTGCAACAGCAGTAGCAGCAGTATAAATTGCAGCAGCACGTTTTGCATTGAAACTGATTTCTAAATCACTTCCGTTTCTGATAGCTTCACAAATATCTTTGTGTTGCTCTTTTACCATTTTACGAAGTTGGAATTTTTCAACATTAGACAATTGTCTTACATTGTTTTTCTCAACTTTCTCTAATCCTTCTGCAAGGTTACGCAATTGCTCTGCAACTGTTACAGTTTCGCCTTTTTCGTTTTTCTCTTGCGCACCTAATACACTTCTTAACGCTTCGGTTAAAGATTTAGAATGAGCTTCTTCTTGTTTTTTTGCTCTCTCATTCATTTCGTTTTCAATTGCCGAAACGAACTTGATTTGGTTTTCATCCAAAGTTGCACCGCCTTTTTCTAAGGCACTTCTTAAATTTAATGCTTCCATTGTTTTGTTTTTTTAAAAAATTGTTACTTTACCTTTGTTTACTTCTACAACTTCTTCTACTATCGGAGTGTTCGTCACGGCTCTTGTCGCTAAAAGATTATGTAAATCACTTATTTGCTCTGGACTGAATTTGTCCAATACAGCTCTTTCTTGTAATTCATTGAAACTTCTTAATTGTGCATTTTCATCACTTGAAAATGTTACTAATGAAATTTCTCCTAATTTTATTTCTTTAAGAATATATGCATCTAATGTAGCATCATACTCTGTTTTATCCCAAATATAATTAAATCCGTAAGACAATTGTCTTAAAACTCCTTGCGATACTTGGTTAACTGCTTCGTCTGCATATCCTACACCACCTATTACATCTCCTTCAAAATATAATCCGTAATCATCTTCTTGCAATATTGTTGGTCTGCATAATGGCTCTGTTTGTCTGTGTTGGTTTAAAACCAAAATAGGATTACCTGTAACACTTCCAACACCTCTAGCATTTAAACTATTTTGAGTTGCTCCCTTAATTACAATTTCATTATAATCATTCTTGCTTCCCCATACAATAGCATAGCCTTTTACTTTTCTGTCAGCTGTTATTTCTAACTTAGCACGCTCCGCATCTAACAATGTAGATACTGGATTTTTAAACAAATCCCTCTGTGCTTTAAATTCTATTATTTTATTTTCCATTGTATCTCTCTTGAATTTTTAAATATGCATTATCCATATCTATACCATTAGCTTTTAACTTATCTAAGTTGTCAATCATTAATCCATCTGCTTCAAACCCTGCTTTTTTATCCTCTTGCAATGCTTCAATTCCACTAAAGTTAGGCTCAAATGTCCATTCCTCTGGCAAATAAAATACTTTATTCAAAGTTTTAGCTACATCGTAAGCTGTTCCTTTAACCACATTTTGCCAAAAACTTTTTTCAGCTATCATCTGATTACTAAAAGTAGCATTGTCTTTCTTTGGTATCAACTCTTTATTAACTCCAAATATACCAGCTATCTTAATTGCGTTCTCTAATGTTTCATCAAATGGCTCTAACTCTTTTATCGTACCCAAAGTTTTTATAAACTGTAATGGTACACTTGACATTCCTATAAAGTTCTTATCGCCTATCAAGCCATTCCTGTCTTGCAAATCTTTTAAAATCGTATCTCTTGTAATTGGATCTATCGCTTCTTGCAAACTCGCACCTCCTCCTCCAACTGGTGCTTTAGCTAAAATCCCTGCATTACCATTCTTAGCATATACATTATATCTTGCTTGATAAACTGCCAATATGTTATTGATATTCTTCTCACAAGCAAACAATGGACTTCTTCCCATCCCTGTTTGTGTAATACCTAATGCTGTATTATGAAGTACATATCTCGGTTGTAATTGATGCTCATAAAAAAAGAAAGTATTGTAATAATCTACAATGTCTCCTATCGTTTTCATTAAAAAAGGATTCGATATAACCTTTTTTAATTTTGGCTTTGTCAAGTTAGGTCGCAATACCCAAATGTTACTTATATTGTCGTAAGTTGGATTTACAACACTTTCAGCTGTCTTTGTATAAAAATAACTATTCCCATCAGCTAACTTACTAAATACCTCTTGATAAATTATATCACTAAACTTATCCAAAGGATTAGGTGTATCTATCAATCTTTTTAAATTACCTGTTGGAGTAATTATCTCTTGTGTTGACTTATTTATAATATCATACCGAATATTCGCACATCTTTCCGCTATCGCATCAATTGGTATAAATATTTCAGCTATTGTATTAGCCAACTCATAAGCTCTGTCTTGATCGAACTTTATAAGTCTATCGCCATTCGCATTTTGTAAGTACTGATTAAAATAACTTAACCAAGCACCATCGTTTTGCAACTCGGCAGTACCTCTAGGTGAACTATTTTTTTTACCAAATAAAGACCAAGCCATTCAATATCGTTTAATTATAAAAAAATTATTGCTACAAATATATAAAATTAATTAACCAAACAACAAATAATTTTATTATATTTGTAAATCTAATTGCAGTTAGAAAATCAAAGATATTAATTTAAACAATCCTGATATGCTGCAACATTGATGGATTGTTTTTTTTGTTATGGAAATTTGGAAAGAAGTAAAAGGGTTTGATGGTTATTTAATTAGTAATTTAGGAAATGTAAAAAGTTTTCGTAGAAATAGAGAAAAAATTTTAAATCCAGCGATTGATAGCAGTGGCTATTTAACAGTTAGCCTATATGATAATAAAATAAAATGCACAAAAAAAATACATCAACTTGTAGCGGTAGCTTTTTTAAATCATAATAATTGCGGTTATAAATTAGTCGTAAATCATATTAACTTTAATAAAATTGATAATAATGTTTTTAATCTCGAAGTTGTAAGTGCTAGGGTAAATTGCAACAGAAAACATTTAAAAAGCAGTTCTAAATATACTGGAGTTGGTTGGCATAAACAACATTTAAAATGGCACGCTCAAATCATAATTGATAAGAAAAAAATTCATTTAGGTTATTTTATAAATGAAATAGACGCAAGTAATGCTTATCAAGAAAAACTACTATCCATACAATAGTTGCTTGTATTTTATTTTCAAAATGTTTGCTGCCGATGCAAGGCTATCTATTGCATCAAGTCGATGCGTATTGCTACTTTCCCTATCATAACCGCATACATGATTTATAAACCTTGAATATTCCACATCTTCCTTATACCTTTCGTCAAAAACAAAATGATTTCTTATAAATTCACTATTACTCAAAATCCTAGCTTCTTTTGGAATCGTAACCGTAAATGGCTTAACCTTTGTCGTATTACTCAAATCCCTCTTTAACAACATAAACGCAGCAGCTCCTATGCCATTCACTTCGAGGAACACTTCCTCTATGAAATGCTCCCTTGTCTTATCTATCATCCTATCGTTCACTACCTCTATACCCTCTTTACTATGAACCACCGCCTTTACAAAGCATAACAACTTCCTCTCTATAATCGCAACGTGCATAAATGGAATACTGTAGTAATCTCCACCTACATTTGCTGGATCACCTACAGCAAACTTCCAAACTATACTCTCAAATGGTATATTGCTGAAATTCCAAAACTTTAAACTCTGCAACGGCAATAACTTCCCTTTTAAGTCTTGTGGGTTCTGTTGGTACTGCGTTTCAAACACATTCTCATCAATTTGCCGAATATTGTTCAATTCCTCCAACGTTTGCTTAAATTCCCACAACGCATGCTCTACTCCATACTCATCTGTAGTAATACATGGTATATCTATAAATTCCCATCTATCCTCCTCCGTTTCCCTTAAATACCCTATCAAATCATTACTATGCAACCTTTGCCCTATAACTATAATCGGTGTATCTCTACTGTTAGTCCTAGACCTTATCGTATTCTCAAATCTCTCATTTACCCTTTGCCTTTTCAAATCTGACAACGCATCGTCAGGTTTCAAAGCATCATCAATTATAATCGCTCCCGCAAATGAATTTCGCTTCTCATCTGGCATCGCTCCCAATAAATCCCTATCGACCTCTCCTGCACCAAATCCTGTTATCTGCCCACCCGTAGCTGTAGCATAAACTCCACCACCCTCCGTAGTCGCCCACTTACTTTTACTCGCACTACTCTTGCTTAACTGCACATAAGGGAAAATACCCCCATAATCCTCACTATCTATAAAATCCCTTACGCTTTCACTATTGTCCTCTGCCAAACTACCAGAATAACTCAAATGTATAAACTTACTACTCGGATTGTGTGCCAATCCCAATGCAATGAAATTCTTAACAGCCAACTCTGTCTTGCCATATCTCGGAGCTATGCTTATACACACCC